CATTAATTGCAGATGGCTATGACGGAGTTGTTACTGTTGACAAATATGGTACAAGTGAAATATTGGATTTGACATCATTTGATGAATCTAAGGCTAAGTTTTCCAAGCAAGAGCAAATTCCAGAAACAATAACCATTAATGGCACTGAACGACCAACACGCAAAGTAGAAAACAATGGAGAGTTCAGTGAGAACAATAATGATATTAGGTTTAGTGTTCAATCAAAAGAAAATATAAAGAAATTTAAAGAAGATATACCAAGTAAGGAATGGATAAAAGAACAAATAGATTACGCTAAAAAACAGCCTAGGTCTAAGTATGGAGTTCCTTATATGGGAAAAGTCACAGGATGGTTTAATTATAATCCAATAATATCTACAAAAATTTTATCTGAAATACCTGGTGAGCATGGTGAGCAATCAAATATTAGAATATCAGATATTGATTTTCTAAAAAAAGAAATAGCATTAAACGGATTTGTTAATATTGGGTTTCCATATATAGAGATAGGTTATGATGGAAAACCGTGGGTAAGTGAGGGTAATCACAGAATAATTGCCGCACAATCAATAGGATTAAAAAAAATTCCTGTAGAAATAAGGTATTTTGATGGAGGACAAAAGAATGCATATGGGGCATTTGATCCTTACCAAATAGAATTATCATCAAATGACAATAACAATATTCTTTTATCAAAAGAAAAGCCATTCAATCCAAATGAAGATATTCCAGAGACAAAAGCACAGAAAGCACAGCGCATAGGGCAGGATAAGTTTAATCGATTTAAAGTTATCAAGGAATGGCTTGCTAAAGAGAAAGGAATAAATTTATCTGAAGCAGCAGATGTGTACGGAGCAGAGGAACGATACTACGGAAAGGTTGCAAACCAGCAAGAAGATTTCCGTGAGAAAGTTCGCAATCCATTAATTGAGAAAATATCGAAAGCAGGATACAAACTTGATGATGTTGAGCAATATCTACTGAATCGTCATGCTCAAGAGGCTAATGTACAGAATCGCAAGTTAACAGGCAAGTCTGACTCTACAGCATACGGCATACCTGATGAAGATGCAGAAGCATATCTTGCCAAGGCTCCAAAAGAACTGGCAAAACTTGCGGATGAAGTTCAGTCTTTAACTGACAAAGCTCAGCAATTACGTCTTGATAATGGCATAGAAACCCAAGAACGAGTTAATGCTATGAAGAGCGCTTATCAATATTATGTGCCTGTTCGTGGCGATGCCGAATCACAGCAAAAGCAAAATCAATACAAAGGTAATGGCGTTTGGCTATGACCCGTATAACTCTAAAGAGCTAATAGAACAATGGGAAAGAGAACACGGAGATTTCGGAGTAACAGTAGGTAGACAAGGTGCTAGAACAGAATCAGTACCTTTAGGAGAAATAGGAAACATGGCAGCAGAACGTCTGTTGTTGTTCGACGAAGAATTAATGAAATTCGCTATGGGTAACGCTATAGCGGTTGAAGACACTAACGGTAACCGAAAGTTATCTAAAAAGAGAGACAGCGAAAAGATAGATAACGTTGCAGCTTTACTAGATGCCTGGGTTGCCTATAAACGATTCCAGGAGGCGTTCGAATGAGAATAATTGATAGGATTAAACATGCCTGGAATGCGTTCACTAATGATACCAACAATGTAAGAGCCTGGGACTATGGTCCTTCGGCTTCCAGACCAATATTTAAGACCCATACGCCTTTTAACATAACATCACATGTATCATCAATATATAACAGGATAGCGATTGACGTGGCTATGACTAAGTTTAAACACGTTAAGATAAATCCAAAGAATGAAGACATGGTTGATATGGATACGGGACTTAATTATTGTTTAGGGACAGAGGCCAACATAGACCAAACACATCTACAGTTCTTTCAGGACTTGGTTTATTCAATGTTTGATGAAGGTGTAGTAGCTGTAGTACCAGTTGATACTACTCTATCACCTCGACAGACTGATGGTTATGATATTAATTCCTTAAGAGTTGGTAAGATAGTGAACTGGTTCCCTAAGCATGTATTAGTAGAGGTATACAACGAAAACGAGGGTAAGTTTGAACAAATAACCCTTGAGAAGAGCTTCGTTGCGATTATCGAGAATCCTTTATATTCTGTGATTAACGATGAGAACTCTACTTTGAAACGATTGATCATTAAGATGAATCAACTTGATGATGTTGATCAAACAGCAGCCTCAGGTAGATTAGATTTATTAGTCCATATACCATATGGGATTAAGACAGAAGCTCAATTAAAAATGGCTAATGATAAAATTACTAACATAGAGAAACAACTAGCGACAGGTCGTAATGGTATTGCATATATTGATTCTACTGAAAAAGTAACACAATTAAACAGACCAGCTAATGACCAGTTACTTGAGAGTATCTCTGAACTTAGACAAGAGTTCTACAACCAACTTGGCTTAACTCAAACTATATTTGATGGTACAGCGACTGAGTCCGAGTTAAGAAACTATTATACACGTTCTATAGACCCAATAGTCGAGAATATTACTGCAGAAATGAACCGTAAGTTCTTAACAAAGACTGGGCGTACTCAGGGACAAAAGATAGTATATTACCGAGACATGTTCGATATGGTACCTGTGGAAACCATTGCGGGTCTGGGGGATACGTTCAGACGTAACGCTATTATGACATCTAACGAGTTAAGACATGTTATTGGACTTAGACCATCAGACGACCCAAGAGCTGATGAGTTATTTAACCCTAACGTAGCTGATAAGAACCAAGACCCAGCTACACAAGAGTCTTCAGGTCCGGAAGATCCTTTAGGTAATATGGTAAGGCCTAAGTCATCAAATAAAGAGGAAGTAGAGAGACTACTTCGTAAAGTAGAGAGGTTAGAAGCAGAAGAATAAAGACTATGGGTCGCTCACGCCCCCAGGCTCCGACCGAATGTGTGAAATATTGATATAGGAGGTATGCCGTTAATGTCGAAAAGAGACTACGACTTTGCAGGATGGGTAACTAAGAACGATATTTTATGTGCTGACGGAGTTGTTATTAAACAAGACGCTTTCAAACACAATAGTGGAGAGAAAGTACCTTTAGTATGGAACCATGACTATAATAATCCTACTAACGTACTAGGACACATGGTCTTAGAGAACCGTGACAAAGGTGTTTATGGTTATGGATATTTTAATGATACTCAAGAAGCTTTGAACGCTAAAGAGATGGTACGACATGGTGATGTGTCATCGATGTCTATCGGAGCTCGTAAGATTAAGCGGTCAGGTAACAATGTAGTACACGGACGAATTTATGAAGTTAGTCTAGTACTATCGGGAGCCAATCCGGGAGCAATGATTGAAACAGTTGTGAAGCACTCAGACGATGGAGACAGTGAAGAAGGTATTATCTATACAGGAACACTAATTCATTCAGCTGATGATATTATCAAACACGAGGATTCAAAAGAAGGAGATGAAAAAGTGGCTGACGACAAGAAAGAAGACAAGACTATTGGCGACGTTGTTGAAACAATGAACGAAGAACAAAAAGAAGCAATGTATGCATTAATTGGAATGGCTGTAGAAGGAACAGACGTAAAAGAACAAGAGGAGGATGATGAAGTGAAACAAAATGTATTCAGTGGTAACCAAGTATTTGTAAATAATGATGAGGTATTAATCCATTCACTTAACGACGCTTTAGAATTTGCTAAAGAGAACAAGATTACCTTAAAAGAAGCGTTAGAACATATGGTGGATGTAGAGCAGGACGACACACTACAACACGGAATTAACTCTATTGAATTATTATTCCCAGAAGCTCGACAAATTGGTGGTAACGAACCTCAAATCTACCGCAACCAACATACAGCATACCAAGAGATCTTAAATGGAACTAAGAAATCTCCATTTGCTAAAGTTAAATCTCTATGGGCCGACTTAACGGAAGACGAAGCACGTGCCAAGGGTTATATTAAAGGTAACTTCAAGAAGGAAGAGTTCTTCTCACTAATCAAACGTGAAACTCACCCTACTACAGTCTATAAGAAACAAAAACTAGACCGTGACGACATCATCGACATTACAGACTTTAACGTAGTTAATTTCTTAAATAAAGAAATGCGCTTCATGTTAGAGGAAGAGATCGCTCGTGCTATCTTAGTTGGTGACGGACGAGATGTTTCTGATGAAGATAAGATCGATGAAACTCGTGTCATTCCTATCATTAAAGATAACGAATTCTTTACGGTTCGTAAGACTTACACAGGTGTAGCTGACTTACCAGAAGTAGTTCTTAAAGCTAAGAAAGAATACCGTGGGTCAGGAGCTCCAGCATTGTATATGGATCCTTCATTACTAATCGACCTTAAATTGCGTAAGAAAACTAATGGAGAATACTTGTTCGGTAAAGTATTAACTGATTCTGAGATTGCTGCAGAATTGGGAGTTTCTAAGATTGTTGAGACTACATGGATGGAAGGTAAAGGAGCTTTACTAGTAAACCTACAAGACTATCAAGTAGGTACTGATAAAGGTGGAGAGATCACTAACTTTGACGATTTCGACATCGACTTTAACCAGTACAAATACTTGACGGAGACTCGTCTATCAGGCGCTCTAGTCCAACCTAAATCAGCATTCCACTTCGCACCTACAGGAACTCACGCAACTGGATTAA